TAACATAATCATCTTCAAGTTTTTGTTTGATTTCAGTTACTTCTCCCCTAATATAGGAAATGTCTTTTGCCATTTCGGCCAATTGTACTTCGGGTGATTTCTTTACCATAATTAAAAAATGCCAGCATCAAAATGGTGCTGGCAGTGCTTGCCTAAGCATTTTAATGGAATCAAACCAGCAGCCATTTTGTCAACCCTTAATATCGAGTTACAAAGTTAGTTCCTCTTTCTTTCATCAATTCATCTAATATCGCGGCATATTCGTTCATTACACTTGCAAGATTAGACGCATAAACATCTCCTGCGTTAGGATTTCTTTTTGAAACAGGTCCTGCATACTTGTTTGAGTACCACTTCAGGTCTTCTCCCTGTCTGAAGGGTTCATAAATCATTGAGTTATGAACTTGTCCTGGGTCAAATCCCGCTTCAGCAGTTCTTCCTCCAATTGCCGAAATAAAATCAATTATTGCCTGGTCTATGTCCTTGGGATTATAAGTTGGAACAAAAACTCCCCAGCCGAGGGCTTGTTTTGGTTTATTTACCAATTCTGGTTGCTCTTCAAAGTCTCGCAATCCCCGCGACTCCAAATGAGACTGTGCTACGGTCAAAAATGGATACTTTTCATAAATTGGATATTTCATTTGTTCTTCTATTATTTTGGCTGCATATTTTGAAATGGGAGCTCCTTTTGAGCCTTTTTCAAGTGCTTTTATAAGCTCTTCTCTTGTTGGATTGCCAGGGACTGGTGTAGGAGTCGGAATTCTGGTTGGAACGGCCGTAGGGGCTGCTGTAGGAAGCCTGGTGGGCACTACTGAGGGCGTAGGGGAAGAAAGTGGCCGACCATAGTAATCATAACCAAATTTCTTCTCTAATGCCCCCCTAACGTCTCTTGGTTTATTTGCCCATTCGTTTGCTCTATCAAGGGCTCCAACAATCTTAGTTTCAACTGTTTTGGGAATTGTCTTCAGAAAAGGAACAAAAGACTGGGCCTGAGTCGCAATGTTTTGCGGGGAATAATTACTTAAAGTCTTTATGTTTTTTAGTGCTTGTTGAAATGCTGATTCCATATTAGTAAATTGTTGCTCCCTGAACATTTGGAGTTTGCGGTCTGATTGTTGATGTGGTTGCAGTCTGTGGTGACGGTAACCTGTATGCACTAGCTTCGTACCCTGACGTTAATGGTGCCCTGCCCAACCCACCGAGTGCCCCAAAGGCTGCCTGTCGTTCTCCTCGCAATAGTTGAGAAAGAAATCTTTGTGCCATTTCTTTTTGAAGCTTTTCCGTATTCTCAAGAAAAGTTCGGTAGCCACCTGGCCCTGCAGATGTTCCTCCTCCTCCAGCTGGAGACGGACCATAGAATTTGGTACTAGCAGGAGGTAATAGCGCGGGAGCACCAATACCAGGAGTTGTGGGCATTCGTGGAGCCAGAATTTTGTTCACATAATTAGCTAATGCAAAAGCTCGATTGGCGGCCGTTCCCATTTGGTTGGCAGGAATGGCCATATGAAGAAGCAAGTCTCTTAACGTATTTAACGTTCCACCATTTACAACCCCAGCGCTTGCCTCTTTCCTTTGTGCTGCCTGAATTTTTTTAGAAGGAGTTGAAATTTTTTCTTGTCCTGTTGTTCTTAACATAAGCCCACCAGGAAGTGTGGCCACTGAATAGTCTCGTATTTGACTTTGGGGAACAGGGGCCCTGCTGATTTTCAAATTAATCAACTTATTAAAAGTTTCCCTTGCTTGTTCTATTGCGCTTTTTATTTGTGCCATATTATCTTCCTAATTGACTGATTGTCATCGGCATGGTTGCCTTTGGTAATGCTATTTCTGACAAACTTGGTAATTTCAAACTCGCTCCATATCTATTTGGGATAACAGACGCAGGTATATCGGGAATACCAGTTGTCAACGCCCTTAATTTCAAAGGAGCAATATCGCTGACCCCAAGTTTAATTCGAGCTTGTTTTGCCTGCTCCAAACTCGGTATCTTAAGACTTATCTGTTTTTCATAAGGAGCAAATCCACCGTAACCTTCGGTAGGAGAAAGCCCCAGCTCTGCCCGAGCCATTTCGGTTTTCGCAGCAGTTGCTTCGAAGTATGCCTTTACATCAGGGTTTGCATTTACATATCGGCTTCTTGCCCCAGTTCCTTTTGGAAGAGTATTAAAGTAATCTAACTTTGCTTGTAAATCTGGATTCGGTTCAAGAAAGTTTTGGTTGGTCATGTGGCTATTTACCTCTTCGACTGTCCACCCTCCTCCTTCTGTTTCGTTTAAGATTTTAGCAATTTGTACTGAATCATAAGTTCCATGCAAGAATAGTTTCTGAACGCTTTCCATTCTCTTCTGGGCATTTTCTCCCTGTGCCTTGTCTTCAAAAACACCAAGACGAATCATTTCTTGTTGCCACTGCTTGGTTTTATCCCAATACTCAGGAAGCCAATCCATGCGCTTGTCTCTTTCTACCTTATATTGTGGGTCTCCAGGATAAAATGTTTTTAGCAACAAAACGCCGAACTGCTGGTCTGGCGTCAATGTATAGAAGGGGGCAATGGGGGTTCCTTGTTCCTGCGCAGATTTGATTGCAGCTTCTGTTTCCGCTCGAACAATATCAGGATGTGCAAGTCTATCTAATGCATTAGCCATTGCGCTTCTTTTGTCATAAACAACTAACCCGTCGTCTTCGTCAAAGAAATATCCACCCTGTTTATGTAATTTGTCCCAAATTGCCTGGTCTTCAGAAGAAAGAGTTCCCCGAACTTCCTTCAAATTCTCATAGAAATATCGGGACTGCAAAGATTTGCTTTCATAAAACCTTGTTGGGGCTTCGAGGGCTTCAAGCATATTTTGATAGTCTGGTCTCTTTTTATATTCGACTCCCCAAACATTCGCATTTGTAGAATGAAACAGCGCTTCTATCCACGGATGATTATACTGAAGGGCAATATATATAGCAGATTTCTTACGTCTTACTTCTGGCGTATCGTCATCTGCAAAAATTTTTCTGCCGAAATAATCGCTATTTGTAGCAGCATCAAATACAGGGCGAATCATGAAAGAAAGAAGATTTTTTCCCGTCTCAGCCATCTCTTGTGTGTCCCATTGTCTGGCCGCATCTAAGAAACCAAGTCCATATCGAACGACTGTTCCTGTAGATGGGAACAGAGGTATACCAAGAGTGTATCCATCATTTAATGGAATCAAAAGCTTGTCCTTTGTTTCTGGAGGATTTTCTTTCAACCTTCTTCCTGTTAACGCATAGTTAAGCATATTGTAGGCTGCCAGTACAAAGATACTTCCTAACATTAGATTAAAGTTAGTTCTATTTTCCAGTGACAAAGGATTATTCAACCTAATTTTTCCCCCCTCAACCCTAACGGGCAAGGTTGACGTTAAGGTATTTAACCACGACCTCACCATTGTCTCCCTGTAGTGGGGAGCAAAGAAAAATGTTGTTAAAACGTCATTCATTACCTTACTTCTTAGCGCTCTGTCTTTGGTGTCTACAATTCCATAAAACTTTTTAACAGCATCCGCCGCGACATCTGCTGCCTGTGTAGAAGTATATCCTTTATGAAGTGCAGCCTTTTCAATCTCATTAAACATGCTTATTTGAACCAGTGGCATGAACTTTCTGAAGGTTGCATCAAAGATTGCCTTTTGCCATGTTCCCCTGAATCCTTTCCCAACAAACTTGTTTTTGAAGGAAGGGTTCATTAGGTCTTCAAGAGTATAAGTGTGTCGAAGCGGAATATTTCTTGCCACCATCTTCTTGATTTGGCCAAGGTTATTCTTAAAGAATTTAGTTGATTGTCCTGGAATTAATGGACGCAAAGTGCTCCCGACCAGTGAAGTCATTCTTTTTATTGAATAAAGGGGAGAGGTTAATAATCCACCAATATTTGCAACGGTTTCTCGATAAAGTTGCCCGAATGTCCACGCATTAAGTGGTGTGTATGGAATACCCCCAGAAAGACCCAGGTCCTGCATGGCACTTGAAACTTGAGCAATTGCGCTCATGCCTTTTTCAAATGCCCCCGTTGGTTCTTGTGGAGAAAATACTTTATTTAGTGTGGCCGCAATAGTTTTGGGAGCATAATAGTCTCCTGCAACCATTCTTTTGTCCCCAGTTGTGGTATCAACTGAATATGCTCTTCTTATTCCTGGGGCGACAACGGGCATGTATCCTGGTAACTTTCTTGCTTGTGGATAAGGAACCAAAAGTCCAGTTTCTCGCATTGATTTGAAAGCTTCAATGTTTGCTATGGTTTGATATAGTTTTCCAGCGTACTGGGCTATGATTGGGGCAGGATGAGTGAACTTTGGTTTAAGCCCCATTGCAATACCCTCTTCATAAGTTGGAATAATTCTTTCGTTTGCAAATCGGAACTTAGTCTTCCATTGTCGATAGGCGCTTGCCACGTCCTCCATCTTTCCCTCCCAAATGTGGGTGATGTAGTTTTCAAGATAACCAATATCAATTTCAGGAGTATCTTTTGCCACTTGATAAAGTTGGTCAAAAAGCACCTTTATTCTTTGAACATGCTCGTTAATTACTGGGTCTTCTGAACCACCAGCCTCGACCGCACGGATTACATCCATCCCTTTTTCTTCTGGAATATCAAGGAGTTGTTCTGCTAATTCAGTTGCAGTTATTTGAGCTACGTCGTGTTGGCCAATCATCCAAGACAAAATCGTGTTAAATTTGTCTTTATCGTTTCTGGACGTCAAGTCTGCAGGAAGACCTTCGACTTTTGCTTTATTTCTGAAATCTGTCTGTGTTTCCTTTTGTGCCTCTTCAGTAAATCCTTCTGGCCCTTCAGGGGGGGCAGGCGGAGGCGCATTTCGAGGTGGTTCCGCAGGTGGTACTGCTGGTGGGGGCGCCACCGCCTCTCCCTGAATCAGCCTAGTCTCTCGGTTTTTTTCTAATGCCTGCATTGCCAACTCCTCATTTGTTGGCGCAGGTTTCTCTACCGCAATTGTTTCAGTTTGTAGTCCTTTAATTTCTTTATCAATTCCCTTGACTAAATTGGCCAATTCTTTCTTCAGGGTCGTAAGCTCTTTTTTATACATCAACTTCCCAAACCTCTTTGTGTAGAAATCGTAATTTCGAGAGGCATCCTCGATGTCGCCAATTTGTTTTACAAACTCGGCTCTTACATCATTAAGGTGATTAATTCGTTCCATTGCCTCTGGAGCAATTCTTTCAATTGTCTCTGGGGCAACTGGTTGATATCCTCGATACTTTGCCAGAGCTTCCATACCCAGCTCTTCCTCGGTCATTTCGGTTGGAGTTTTGAACATATCGACATGGAATCCTCTGAATTTTCTTAGGTTTCTCATTGCCAACCAGAAATCTTCCGTGTTTTCGATGCTTTCTTCAATTTTGGGGGCCTTCTTTTCTACACGGAACGCCTCAACCGCCTTTTTGTCTTTGTCAGTTATTTTAGTCTCCCACCATGAAATTCCTTGCTCATCCTCTACTTCTTTTAGGTCTGGTCTAAGTTTTCTTAAAAACTTAGGATATTCTTCTTGGTATCGGTCATAAATCGTTTGTTGTTCTTCGGTCAAATTTGCCGCATCAAAATCTTCAACCATTCCCTTTGACAATTGTTCCGTGTACGCATCTGGGCGAAGAACAATAATCTCGTCCCCCACGGCATAGTAGCTTTGTCCTGTGTCATCAGACCACTTCTGTGCAAACGCAAGGGGGGTAGGATATTCTTTTCTTAGGTCTTCATCAATTACCTCACGTAGTTTTTCTTCCAAATCTTGACGATTATTTTTGATATAGGTAACTGGGTTTTCTCGATATTTAGTCATTTCGCCGACAGGAAGAACTGAATTAATCATTCGACTTAAATCCATATCAACTACGCTATCTGCGCTAAGATGGTCGAATTCATATACAATCCTGTCCTGAAAACCATTTTCTATTTCCTCGTCAACAGCAGTCTCCCAGTTAAATTCATTATCGATTTCATAAGAAGATACGGCAGTTACTGTGTCACCAAAATCTTCAAGAACTGTCCAGTCTTCTCCCCCATACTCAAAAGTATCTCCTGGAACTGCATCCTGTGGCACAACTCCACTACCGACATATCCTTCAATCCGCGAAATCGTTTCCCCTGTTGGAATTTGAATTTTGTCTTTTCCGTCCGTGGCTGCTTTTGCAATTTCTTCCTTGAAAATTCTTTCAAACCACACGTTCCTGTACGGCCGTATTAACTTCTCCATCGTAACCCCCTCTGCGGGAGGGTCGGGAAGTAAACTAATAACTTTTTGATAGAATTTATTTCTCTCTTGAAGTTCGGGGATATATTCCTCTCTTTTGGCAATATTTTCTTCATCCATCCTAATATAAGTTTGGTATTCTTCTCTCTTCTCCTGCGTTAAAGTTTTGTCTTCAAGATTTCTTTTAAAAACCTCAAGTTCTTTTTGCCAGTCCGCTATTTGCCCCTCTGAGTAAGTAATTCTTCTTTCTCCCTCGTCAATGTATCCTTGGATTTTTCCCGCATGCCTTTTGTCCAAAAAAGTTTCCTTCACAATATCTTTGGTTCGTTTAGTTGCATTTTTTATTCCTTCAATTGAATCAAGCTCAGAAGAGGTAACCAATTCGTAAAAACGATTTAATGACTCAGGAGAAACAAACTGTCGTTCAAAATCCTCTGTAGGAATCTGGAAAAGGTCGGACTGAATTTCAATTAATCGTCTGGTTCCGCCAGTTTTTGCTCCATATGGATGCAAGTCGTCAGTAAATTCACTCATGTCATCCATGTCCTCCACCCGCACATGGGCAAAGTAATTGGGGAAATTTCTGAAGTGTCGTCCCATCTCTGTTGGGAAGGGAGACGAATAAATTCTTTCTCGGTAATCATAGACGCCACCCCGTACTTCGTCAGGAAGAACAATATTCTCCCAGCTGGTTTCTGTTCCAGCCTCAAGTGGAAGCAAGTTTCGTCTATATTCTTTTGCAAATTCGGCAACATTAACTTTGCCGTCTACTGCTAAGCGATTAGCAATATTTCTTGCCAAATCTCTTTCCGCCTGTTTCAACCCGCCCCTGTTGGTTAGATTCTCAATATGTTGAACGGAAGTCACTCCTTCTTCTCCGCCCTTAACTTCGTTTATCAATGACTGGATTATTTTAGAGGTAAGGTTGGGTTGATGAACTCCCATTACAGATACCCCTGGGGCATCCCTGTAAGAAAGAGCAAACTGTCCAGACCGAACACCCCTTGCTCTTTTCTTTGCAAGCATCTCTTGATAAATTGTCTGAACCTGGTTCCTCTTTCCAATTAATCCTTTTAGGTTGTTCCATAGCCAATCAAAGAATTGCTGAATTTTTCCAGCCACTCCAGTTTGCTTGTTCTGCATCCAGGTCGCAAAGTTTTCTGCAAGAGCTTCCTCTCCCGCCTTGTCTTCTTTTATTGACAGCTCCTCCTTTATTTGTTTCAGGGCGTCCTGATGAAGCTTTTCATCCGCAAACATGTCTACATACGCATGGAATGCCTCATGATAGACGGTTTGGTCTTGAACTTTTCCGTCTTGTTCTACTGCTTGAATAAGAGCTGAAGTATATTTTCCTGCTGCAATTTCTCCTGTTGAAGTCACAATTGTGCCAGGGTCATTTGCCATAAAGGCAATTTCACCTTCGTCAAAAAATTGACCAAGAGTATTTAAAACCTCTGAAGTTTCAAGGTTGTATGGAGATTCTTCTACTTGGACCCTGTAGCCCTCTGTGGGTGGAACGAAACTTCTAAGTTGACTGTAGTCTCTGGTTGCCCCATCCTCCTCGCTGCCTCCGACCAAGAGGCGTCTTGCGGCCCAAGCCACCGTGATTTCGGGTTGTATTTCTTGACTAAGGCTTCCATCTCTTTTTGTGTATAACCCTCTGATGGCTTCTTCAATTTGGTTTGCTTCGATAATGAATTGCTCATAATCTTTAAACTTGCTTATATTATACAACAAAACTCCCGAATTGTCACTATGGAAAGTTGAACCTGCAAGACCCAAACTTTGAATTTTATCAGAAATAATCCTTTGTTCTGTGTTGGTTAGGGGTCTTGAAAATCTGATGTTTTTCTCTGGTTCAAAAGTAAATCCACTCGGTAATTCTTTACCATAAACTTGACTCTCGGGCAATGCAGAAAAAGTTTCAGAGAAATGAACGGTTCTCTGGCCCCATGTTTCTGCAACGTTAGAAATTCTTTTTATAAATTCTGCTTCAGATTCTTTTGGCATTGTTGCTTTTACTATTAAGGTTGGTTCAGACTCGCCAAAATAGGTTGAGTGGCTTAGTGACACATCTAGTTTTATGTCGAGGGTGTCTGCGAATGCGTTGACCAAATCATTTCGTCCCTGCTCCAAAAGTTGCTGTCTCACTGTTGCTGCCTGCTGGTAATTTCCAGCTGTCCATGCCTGGTTGTATTGGTTGGTTAAATCAAAATAAACAGTTCCAGTCATGGCGGGGTTGGTTGTAGCTGGAGTAATTCCAACACTTCTGGAAATTTCTTCGGGAGCAACTTGGGGTTCAACTCTGAATTGTTCTTCTGGCCGCTCTTCTTCTGCCACGGTTGTTTCAACTGGCGTAATGTTCGCCATACTTCCCTGGAAAGGAGCCATTCCTACATTTGCAAATCCGCCCAGCAATGTGCCAAAAATTCCTGCTTCTGGGACACCAGCCATTAATCCTGCCAAACTTCTGTAATTTTCATCATAAACTGCTTTTCCAACATTAGATACGATTTCCTGTATTGACTCCTGGACACCCTCTCTAAAAACTGCGTCTTTAACAAATTCATACGCATGTTGCTGTATCGACTTTTGAACCGCCGCTCTTGTTAGGTCATCCAACTTTGCCATAGGGAAAGCTCTTTCCAGATAAGCATTTACAATACCAACACCAATTCCAATTGTCCTTGCTGTTGGTTCTGGAACATTATCTGCAAGAGCGTCTGTGTAAGAAGTTCCACCCTCTAATACGAAAGCCGTTCCCAATGCAGCATTTCCTGCCAAGACAGGATTTTTTGTCACAAGGAAGGTTCCAACGGCTGCAGCCAAATTAAAAAACAATGAAGGAGCGTTAAGTAAAAGTCCTCTTGCTACAAATTCTGGGTCACTAAATTTCTGTTTTAATCCCCATTCTGGATTATCTGCCTCAATGGCATTCTGCTGAAGAAAATCTTCTACCTTCTGTTTGTCTTCCAATGCTGAAGTAGACAATCCTTTTGCCCAATAGTCATACACCCGCGCGTATTGTTCTCTTTCTTCTGGAGAATTAAAGTAATATGCAGGAGTAGCATATTGCAAAACCTTTCCCATTCCCTGTCCGCGCATTATGTCTGACACACTTCGAAGAGTCATCGCCGCAGTTCCTTTTGTTGCCAGTTTAAGCTGTTCGTCTATATATGGCCCATATTTGCTGACATATTTAATTGGGGTTTCGGTTTGCAATTTTACTAAATCCTGTGCCATTCTGGATTTCCAGAAACTTGGTCCTTGCTCAGCTAATTCAGGAGTGAAATATTGTTTTGGTCCAGCCCTAACGATATCGGCGGCGCTTCGAATATTTGCAGTAAGAGCCTTGCCAGCTTGAGAAATGTCTTGGACTGGTCTGGTTTTTGATATTGTGGTTTGAATATCCCCAAGTCTCTGTGCGGTAGGGGTAGTCCAAAAACTTACTTTGCTTTCTGGTTTAAAATAATCTTTTGCGTCACTTAAGAATCGACTGACGCTTTGTCGTCTTTTTCGTTCTTCCTCCTCACGACGACGAGTCCAGTTACTATAGTCACTTGTTAAATTGGAGACACCAGAAGAAACAGCGCTTTTTGCGCCTTGAGCGACACCTTTTACAAAACCGAGAGCTTCTTCCAAAGCTGACTTAAACGTTGCCATACCATATCTGTATCAAATTTTTTAAAGCATTACCACCTGCTTTTAAATAAGACCCCTTCGTCTTAGTTCTTCTTCCGTATTTCCTGTGTTTCCTGCATACGGATTATAAGAAAGTTGAGAGGTTGCTGCTGTTGATTGACCAAAGCCAATATTTATTTCAGACATGATTGGTTGGACGATTGCTGCTATTTCTTGTGGACTAAACGACCTATTTTCAACCTTTTGTGCTTGCTCTACTGCAAACTGTGCTAGACCCATTCTAAATGCTTGCTCGTTGTTTTTGACAGACTGTGCTTGGTCTGCAGCGTTCTGAAGGGCTTGCAATTTCGCAGACGATTTATCTCTCTCAAGTTCATATCTTCGGCCAGCAATTTCATTCAATGCTGTTTGGAAATTGCCATTGATTGTTCTAATTGCATCTTCTTTCCAAAGTTTAAGGTCATCCTTTTTCTTTGAAACATAGTTATTCAAACTATTTCTATTCTGCTCCGCCTGTTGAACACCAGCCATTTCTTGTTGGCCAAGTTTACCCCTAGTTCTTAGGAATTCTTGATTCACTAACTCCTGTACAGCAGGGCCCGCCGAAGAGCCAGCCCCAAACCTCGACAAGCCCTGTTGGATAAGGTTATTATATGACCGTAATGCGTCTGCGTAAGCACTCCTTACAACTTCTCCCAATTTTCTTTCTTGTTCTGTAAGAGTAGATTCTAATTCTCCCTGTTCTGTTCCAATCTGTTCTCCCCACACACCAGCCTTATTTTCTACTCCTGAAATATCTTCTGTTTGTGCCCCTCGAAGTGATTGCTCAAGTTGATTAAGATAATCGTAGCCAGGACCAAAAGCTTTTTCTATCTCAGCGTTAACATCGTAACCGCCCCCACCGCCTCCGCCACCACCAGTTTGTCCAGACTTCCACTTCGCTTCCCAGTCTGCCTGTGCTGCCGTTGGGTCCCAGCCAATGTATTTATCTGAAGGATAACTACCAGCACTACCTTGTTGTTGTTGAGGTTGCGAGGCGGGCTTTGCCGCTGGTTTTGTTCCTCCTGAAGTTGTTGCTGAAGAACCAGTCCCAGAAACCCAAGCCGACTGACCAGTGGGAGATTGATTAGTATAAGTATCCCCTGGCCCATACTTAAAAGAACTAAGGTCATCTGACCCATATTGGAATTCGGGGACATCAGATTTAGTTCCGCCTCCTAATATATTAGAAAGAAAGTTCCACATAATATGTATTCAATAAAAAAGCGACCAATTAAATTTGGTCGCTCATATCGGTGCTCGATTGTTGAGCTTATGTTTCAAGTAAAACAAACCATTCGCAAGCTTGTCAACTACTAATTAATAATAACATCAAATTAAAAGATATTTGTCAACTATTTCCTTTTCGCAATCCTTCTCATGTTCTGTGCAAAAATTGCTTTCTTTGCCACCTTGCCACCTTTTTTCTTAGCGGCGGTAATTTTTTTAGAAGTTGCTTTTCCAAAAGAACCAAGGGTTCCTTTTTTCTTCATTTTAGCAACCGCTTTTTGAATCCACTTTGCCATACGGGCCACCCCCTTATTGACCACCTGCTTTTTTCCATGCCCAAAACTTTTTCCAGGCAATAGAGAATAAAGTTCGCCAATCCAAGTTTTCTGCTGTTTGTGACTTTAATGCTTCAATGATTGAATTAGCACTCTCCAACTGTGCCTGCCAAATTACCTCTTTTTCTGATACTGCCGATTCTACGGCCTGTTTTACCTTGTCGTCACAGCTGTTTTGACAATTGTCGATAATTCTTTTCTGGTCATTAATTGTTGACTTAATTGCTTGAAGTTCCATAACCCCCCAGGGGGTCCCTAAATCAATTTTTGCTTGAGGGTTTGTGATAACTTCCGATGGAGGTGTCGGGGTTGGAGATGGTGCCAATAGAACTTTTGCTCTTTCAATTATTTTATTGACATCTAACGTCCCTGGACAAGCTGTTGCCGAATATTCATTGTGAATCCTTATGTGCTCTCTGTCTAAAGGAATTGAATGTCGTCTGCAAATATCTGCAATAAGCTGTGCAGAAGTTTCGTGGGTTTTGTCGGTCGGAACTTTTCTTGTTCCATCGTCCAAAAGCCATCCCCCCTCGTGTTCAATGCCAATTGATTCTTGATTAATTGTCCAATTAGACGCATGCCAGGCAGTATCCTCTTCTTTAACATATTGATGGATTTCATCGTCTCCTATTCCGTAATGTGCTGAGGCTTTTCGGTCGGGATTAGCGAAGGTGGCGTCTGCACTTTCAAGAGTTCCAACAATCCAATGCATTACGACTTTGGAAATTTTCTTTCCGCCACGACCGACGGTGTAGTTGTTAGTATGAGCTCCTGTCCACTTTATATCCATGTTATTGCATGGTAGGCATTTCGGGTTGTCCTCCCGCTGGTGGCCCCCCCGCTGGTTGTCCTTGCGGCATCATCGGAGCAGCTTGTTGAGAAGCACCTTGTTGTTGCGATGCCATTTGCTGCATTTGTTGTTGTGCCATTTGTTCTCCTTGTTTTTGGTCACGAGCAACCAACTGCGTCAACGCACTGATTAAGTTTCTAACCAATCGGATTGTTCCTGGGTCACTTGATGCAGAAATATACGCATGGAGGTTTTGAATTGCACCAAGAAGGGGTTTTGTATTATCTCCAGTTTTTCCTGGCTGAAGTTCTTCTGGTCCCATCATCACTTCTTCTCCCTGTCCCTGTATTCCTCCTTGCATCATTTGGCCAGTTGGGGCTGGCTGAGCGGGGGCGGCAGGCGCTTGCCCCTGCGCAAAAATACTGGCAAAAGGATTTTCATCCAAATTCAATGCTTGTCCTCCCTGCATTGCTGCTTGTTCTCCTTGGGCCATTCCTGGCATTTGCATTCCGTTTGGCATATTTAATTGGTATCACGCTGTGTCAACCATTGCAACTGTCTTTTTTTATCTTCCGAAAACACGAAGACCAGACGCAACGCCGCCACTGGCATCAATATCCATTGTAAAAATATTTCCTGGTGAAAAGTCTTTTGTCGCAATTGAGGCGGTTGATACATATGTGCCGCCCCCAGGAATTGTTAGTCTAAGATTTCCAAGAACAGATGTCATGTTTTTGTTAATATCGATAATCAATGAAGCACCTGAAGCAGGGGCTGATAAAACAGCCGTAAAATGAGTTAATGTTCCATATCTACTTACAGGAAAAGCTCCTCCCACCCGCGTCCCTGGAGTTCCTGCAGAATCTACAAACCAACTTAATTCTGTGGGTGTATTAAAACCGCTTATAGAAGCACCAGAAGCATATAAATGCCGAGTAACTATAAGGTCATTTGTATCCATCCCGTAATCAAATGTTGCCCATGAGTTAGTCACAATCTTTCCGCTTGAGTCATGACTTTCAGCAAAAGTATCAAGAAAGTCTCCCCAGTGGGTTGTTGACCAAACTTCTTCTACCATTGCTCCAGCCGAATGGGCCTGGTTGGTCGAACCAGCCTTTCCCCTTACACATCCAGTAACCGAACTTCCTGAAACACCTGCAAAAGAAACATATTCACGGTTGTTGGGGGTGGCATTGTTATTTGAGTCCACTCTATCAATTACCAAAACGCCAGGATACTGAAGGTTTGAGGTTGAAACCAAATCAATCGTTTCTGCCGATGAAGTGATAGCAGAATTTAGCGTTGTTGTAAACGCATTGCTTGTTGCTGTTTTCCAAATATTTATTGCCATATTATTAAGATGCCGCTAATGCAGCAAGTACGCTTGCCCCCATTGGGCCACCAATATATTGAATATAGGCTGCGGTTAGATATTCAGGCTCATTGCTTGAACTATCTCCTGTTGTGTTTGCACTAGCCCAGCTTACGGTGTTGGAATCTATAGAGCTAACGCTTCCGTGAGACCTATCTTTATTCATAACTTCCCAGCTACCACCAACACCGTTCTGTCCCACGTCTCCGTTTTGGTCGTGTCTAAGGTTGGTTGAACTTGACGCACTGGAATGAGTATGAGACCCCCCTGTGTGCGTGTGCCCCTGCGCGGCATGAGTATGCGTATTTGACCCCCCAGTATCCCCTATTTCTCCAGAGTTAACTGCAATTTTTAACCACTTGCTTCTCATGTCTTGTGTTCCGTTTGAGCCATCACAAAGAGCCCATCTTCGAGGAACGTTGGCCAATGTTCCTAACCACATTCCTATTAATCCCAGGGGAACAGGTTTCGTTCCTCCACTTGTATTCTGGACGGCCTGCAATTTTTTATAGGCAGGCTCTACTGTTTCAGTGGTTGTAAGTTGAGCAGAACTTATACTCCCCGCAGTGTTGGCGTTTGCAGCATAATAGTGATAATGGTTCAAATTTGCCCTTCCTCCACTTGAGCCCTGTCCTCTACGGCCACCACCAGGTACTCCTCCAGACTCCTTTAACCACTGTGCGTGAGAGTGCGAACTCTCGGTGTGGGTATGGGTAAGGTCATGAATGTTTTGCGTAGAGCCACCTGTATCTCCAGCATCTGCTCCAGTTGCCGCCCCTTTGAGATATTTGTCGGTAAGGTTGGGTGTTCCTCCCGTTCCATTACAGTTAGTAAAACCAGAAGCAATTTCCGATTCATTAGACCACAGCCCCACCGCTTGGCTTGGTACTAGAGTAGGAGAATCTGCTTTTATAAAAATAACTTTATAATAGGGTGGGTCATTTGAAATACTTGCATAAGTAGAAGTAACACTTGATAACCCTCCATCACTTAATCCAGAGACGCTTGCTGCGTGGTAGTGGTTTGCAGTTAGTTCCGTTCCTCCACTGTCTGAATCATTTCCGTCTCCACCGCTATAAGGAAGATTGAAAATATGCGTATGTGAGGACATAGAATGAGAATGTGCTGATGAAGAATGGGAATGGGTTGAATTTCCACCCGTTTGGTTTGGATTAGTACCATCGGCGGTTGCTTTTGGATACTTTCCGTCAAGGGTCGTTTGTCTGGACCAACCACCAGGAATACTGGCATTAGTGCCTGTCCAAATTAAAATTATGTTTGTTGCAATTGTAGCCATTATTAAATAATTTCTTTCTCAATTATTTGACTTACTCTGTAAAACGGTTTTTTAAAAAGTCCTTTTGCTTTCGCAATAGCCTCATCTGATGTTTCCGCAATTACTTCATAACTAATTGCATCCACGAGAGTACCATTTTCTTGTTTCTCTTCGTAGCCCACGACTACGAAAATAAAAAAACTTTTTATTTTACTATGCATATTTGATTTACATGTTCTGGCCTGCAATGAAACCGTCGTAATTGCCAGAAGAAACTACAATAAACACAAGGACATCTATTTTGCCCGCTGTGGTAGTAAGCGTTGGTGCAACCGAATCTTCCCATTTAATTGTAGAAAACCAGGTACCAATTGTATGGCTACCAGCGCCACCTTGAATTAATCTAAGTACAAAAATCTGTCCAACCGTTGCATTTGAGATAGTCAGGGTTGGGTCCCCACTTAAAGTAAGCTGAAAAACGTTGCCTAAAGAAAGGTCAATATTAACCGTCGGTGAATAAGTCAAGGTTTCTACTCCCTTTGTATGCTCTCCCGTCGCTGAGTGCTCAGCTGTCCAAACAGTAAAAAAATCATTCCAATGAGTTACTGACCATACTTCTTCAACAACTGCGCCAGACCCGTGCGCCTGCTCACTTGACCCTCCTACCCCCCTGTCACATCCAGTGAGAGAATTACCAGATATTCCTGTGTAAGAAATATATTCTCTTGAGATTGGAGTAGCAACCCCGTTTGCATCAACTCGGTCTACAACAATTATCCCTGGGTATTGCAACCCAACAGTGCTTGTTAAATCAATGGTCGTAACTGAGTCCGTTATCGACCCATCGAGCGATGTTGTTATAGCGTTTTGAGTACCGACTTTCCAAAATGTCATATTTTCTAATTATTATGAAATCCCACTAACCATATCCCTGTCAAGCGGTTACGTTCCAACTTGATGGACTGTTCCCCCTTGCCTGCGGGATACCGACAATTTTTGCTCCAAGCAATTCATAGTCTGATGTATTTCCCGTTGTTCTTACTTCAATTTGTACAATTCGAGAAGATTTGTAAAGGAAAGCCCTCTTTGGAACCTCTCCCGCAAAAGAACTTGCATCATTTAATGTTCCTCCCATAATGGCTGTTCCCATTTGGTCTGTTCCTATTCCAGAAGTTCCTGAAACACCACTTGAAGATGTAGAAAATGATTTTGCAATTGCGGTTACACCTTCACGGTCTTCGGTGTAAATATTGACGTTGATTACCCCAACGATATCTCTGAAGTTCATGAAAACTTCATTTATGGTCTTAAAGATAGTCCAGTCACCAAAATCTTCTCTTCGGGATTTAAAAATAGTATTAATTGCCGTACCCTTATCGTCTTGATAGTTTTTGCCGAACTCAGTCACATATTCATCGTTAGAATCTATTGCAACCCATCTTTCTACTCCACCAGAGTCAACGTAGCTTGCCCATTGAGCAATTCCAAAAGGAGTTGTCCATGGACCAGTAAAAGAAAGTCTTTCTCTGTCAAATATGATTGATTGTCTTGAGTTAGGAAAAGAAAGCACGTATTTTTTGTCAATATAGGCAGCGCTTGCAGAAATAAGGTCAGCGTCTGTCAGTCCCTCAAAAAATGGTCGAATTTTTGCCGAAATTTCGTTAGCGTTAATAACATTCAAAAGCTGTGGTTCATATCGAAGAATATAAATTCCTTTTCGATTTGAAAACATAATATCATTTTCCACGGGCTTAATAGACCTGTGTGAAGAGCATCCTTGTGAACGAGTAAGTAATCTATATGTTGGCTCAAGAATTGTATATTGTCCAAAAGTAACAGTGCTAAGACGAAGCTCCCAAACAGAAGTTTCCTTGAATACAACTATCGTTTGGGTTGAGGTTGATGACTGGTAGTAGGTTGCCAATCCAGTAACAATTTCCTCAGAGTCTGGTTCGATATAAATATATCCTCCACCAGCATACCAATCAAATCTTTCCTGCTGGGGATACCTACCAGAAATTACAACCTTGCTTGGCTCACCAGGAATTCCTGCAAATACAAGTCTGTCCTGGAATCGAAGAGAATATTTGGCCTTCAACCCCCCAGTCGAGTTGGCAAGAGGAACTGTCCTAAACGCATCTGTGGGCGTCTGGCCATAATCATCAAACTGAGTTGTTGTGTTATCGGTACCTCCAATCCAGACCTCATCACCTGGAGACCCTCGGTAAACGTTGTAACCAGTTAAAACCCCAGAGGCGGTTGAGACAGGCGACCAGGTAACTCTTATTCTCGTGTCGGAGAGGGTTTGAGGAAGAGTCGCAAGGGAATAGGCGTCAGAACCAAGAGTTTCTCCTCCAGAATTAGAGTTTGCAGTGACCCTCCACGACCACTGAGTTGTTCCCGTCGCAAGAGAAAGGTTTGTTGCAGTTAATCCTGCTGGAGTTGAAAGGGTAACAAAGCTAGTTAGGGTACTGAAATCGTATTTAACCATCTCTCGTGTTTCAGAAGTTATGTAAACTTTGTCTCCAAGTTGTATCCCTTCAACATAAGAAGCAGAAGGCCATGAAGCACCACCAATCATTGCGTAGGAGGCGCCAGATTTTTTAACAAGATATCCCCAGCTGGTCATTGAAAGAACCTCTCTATTTTCACTTGAATCCTTATATGCGCCAAGGAACCGACCATATCCAGTAGGAGCGGAAAGATAGAAGTCTTGACTTCCCCATCTTTTTGTTGGAACACCAGAACCAATAAGCACAATATTGGTTGATTGGGTCATTTCGGCAGCATCAACCTCATTTTCTCGCAGAAGAGTATTGAGCCCTTTTCTCCAGGTGTTCCACGTTACAATAGCATCACGCGGAGGTTTGAATGGTGGTGTTTTAAGTTTTGCTAATGGCATAGTATGTTAATCTCTCCCTATCCTGAATCCCATCTTTCTTAAGGGAGCAGCTTGCACATACTGGGGGTTGCCATACGAATTGTACTTCGCCAGGTTGGCCGCCTCGACCATCTGCATAAGCTTTTCCCTCGCTTTTGCTTCCTGTTGTTGAAACCTGGGGTCAGAACGGGCTTCGAGAATATAAGAAATTGTTCTGTCAATTAGGAACTGAGAATCAGAAGTTTTGGGCACCTCTGAAGGAGAAGCAAGTGATGTTGGGGTTGAATAGTATTGAATTTGAATTGATGCGCCCGACGAAAGAGTTGCTGGGTGAAAAATCAAACTATGTCCATCTTGAAAGTTTCCAAGTTGGTATACATATTTGTCGGTAGTAGTATAAAGTCCTTTTTCCTCTTCAGGAATATCAGGAAATTCTTCACCTTCAGCCAACCCACTAACCACATAAAGGCGGGGAGCAGCAGCCATCTTTCTAAAATTTAGAGGAAGAGTAAGGGTTGCTTGGCTAGTTCCCGTCACTGCAGGATAAAAGTGTTCCCGAAGTTCTTCCCAGTCGTTGGATTCTGCCCATTCAAAATAAGACCTGTTTATAAATTTAAGCCACAAGTTGAACTCTGCTCCCCCTGAATCAGGTGCATCAGATTCCTGGTTTACGGTTGCAGCTATTGACTGCATTATTTCTTCTACGGTTAGTCTTGCCATAATAATCGCTTAGCAATAAAAAACCCCACCTTTTAAAAATGGGGTTCCAGCGGCGGTGCTCGCCTAAAGAAACTGTAATTTAACGATAGCCCACCAAAGATTAATTTGTCAATTGGGGCTTACACGGTTTGGTTTCTAATCCTTCTAAGGTGTTTTCCATAAGAACCTTGTGTTCTTGCCTCAGCCGTAGTTTCATCCCATGTTGAATTTGCAACAGAAGAAGGACTAACCAGTCCAGAAGTATCTAAATTTATGCCAGTTGCATCATTACTCGTGATTATACCAACTCCTCTTAATATAAAATCTCCAGCAGTTATTGAACTTGCCAACTCAATTCTCCCCTGAGCAAAGTCAAAAACCGCCTTAGAAGAACCGCTTTTATTTGTGATTTTGATTGCACCAGAATAATTTCTCATAGCTAAAGCACCACTGTCCCCGTTCATGTTAATTTCTATTGCCCCAATTCCAACGCTTCCCTGATGACAGTCTGTAAGTAATGCCTGCTCTGAAGAAGTACCCGCAACAGTTATGGTCCCCCCCAAACAACAAAATTCTGCGTGCCCCTTAAATCCACTTAAGTTTAATATATCTACATTTCGTAATTTTGTACTTCCATCAAGAGTTCCCTGTAATTCACAGTCAAGAAATTCTGTTCCCTCCGTAGAACACCCACCCGTTACTGTAATTGTGCTCAATGTGGAATTTTGTCCGACAATTTCATATCCATCAATGTTTGCACTGGCCCCAAGGGTTATATTACCAAGAATATGTAACATACTTAGTCCTCTTTCTATCGCTATTGTTTGAGCATCAGCTAAATTATTTACAGGCTGTTCATAAGTTCCTATGGGGAAAGCTGTACCCGCAGTGCCGTTTGCCACATCTATCGTAATCATGTTTTGAAAAGAACTAAATTGTATGGAAGACTGCTCTGATAATGTAGCTGAAGAAGAAGCAGTAATATTTGTATTTACATACTCAGCAGGAGTAATTGGTACTACATATTCCTGAGTAGTAGTGTTATAAGCAACAATGTTTCCACCCCTGATGTTACAAGTTACCCAGTCTGGGCCACCTCTGTCTGCAAATTTAATGGTCCAATCCCGCAAAGTAATTGTCATACCCACGGAATCAGTTCCGCCAAGAGGTTGCTTACCAGCGGCATCTAAAATATGGGGTATATCCATTCCGCCTGAAGGAGAGGGTTCATCTTCAAAATCTCTTATCTGGTCAACTATTTCCTGAATCGTTATCTCCGTCGCTGGAAGGGCTACCTCCATCACTCGGGTGTTCTTGTTGAATGTTAGGGTTGCCATTGTATTCTGTTTCCTTTGCTAACATTTTATACTCTATAATTGTTTCTTTCAATTTAGCAATTTCGTCTTCAAACATCTGTATATTATTCTCCATATTTACGATGGCCTTGAGAAGCGCCTCTTTATCGTAAGTAGGTTTCTGCATATTAGCTGATAATAGTATCAGGAGTTCTAATGGCGGCAATTGAACGCCCTGTTGCTGGGAAAGTTGAAGCCTGTGAGAACGGAAGTATCTTTGTCGCTGATGTTGACCTTCTTACACGAGCCACAATATTTCTTGTTGATACATATACCACTATTACGTCTTCACTTGTACTTGAGGTAGTTGCGTCAATATAAGGTACATAAGCAGTATCACTTCCATCATAACCACCTGCGTGAGATGAGCCGAGAGTAAATATACTACCCGACCAACCTGTATAAGCTATTCTTTCGTTAGCCGCCGCATCTCCAAACTTTACTATCCTTAAAATACCAGTTGACGGAGTATCATTAGGGATAGCTTCTTGAACTTCAAAAGTAGTATCCGCCGCACCATTATTTGTTGCGTGTGAAGTAAAGTAAGCATCGTTTACCACTTCACTATTTGTTCCATCTGAAATTGCTACCATTACAGTATCACCAGAAACAAGGTTTGTAACCTCAATTGCCTGATAATTAGGAGGAGTATTAATATCTCCATCTTCATCGGTTAACTGATATGCCTGAGCATCCGCCGCCGCTACGTCTTGAATCCAAACACCTCTAGCTCCGAAGAAAACACCTCCAGCAAAAGTGCCAAAAGGAGATACTGATACTGGAGCATAAGTATTAGTGTCATCTTCATCACGATACGCCGCTAAATATTCTTGTCCGTCAAACACTTCTCTCCCCAAAGTAGAACCGCCCGTTAGCTCATACAAAGGATACATTTGTGTAGCATTTGTATCTCCTGTTACATATTTTAGATATTCGTAAAGCTCCTGGACTGTTCTGCTATTCAAATCAGCAATTACATTGTAAGGCTGTGCGGTTTCATTTAAGAATTGTTTCGTTAAATTCTTATCAAGGGTTACTACCGAGGTTGTAGTAGAAGTACCACTTCCATTATCGGTAATTGCTTCAGCTGATTGCCATGCGGTTGAACCATCTACTATATTTCCAAGAGTTAATCTTGTTCCTGATGTTTTCTCTAATACCCAGCCAGTAGCGCCTGAAGTTCCACCTGTTACTTTCTTGCCTACCGTGAAAGTGGTGGTAGAAGTAACATCAATATAGCCATTTACAAACCAAAGACCTATATCACCATATCCAGAAGATACTGTTGTTGAAGCATAAACACCATCTCCTACTCCCGCATTACCAGTAGCCCCAGAGGGGGTTTCTGACAAAGCTTCAACTGTCGTATATTTCTTGTAGTAATCAACATCAACATCATAAGCGACATCGGCCATCAAAACCATCTTTCCTGTTGTACCGTCATCTTGAAGTCCCTTTATCTCTCTTTGGGCACCACTTGAGCCGCCGTTAAGAATAGAACCGACTGTGAAAGGACCAGTAGCTTCATCTGTATATGTAATATAAGTATCGCCAAGAGTTCCGTTGGCTGTTACGCCAGAAGCACCTGTACCTGTTATTGCTTCTCCTGTTTGGAACACTCCTGTTACATTTCCTAATTCAAGTAAACCCTCACCTGTCCAGTCTGTAACTGCAATAACCTCTGCTGTTGCACCAGAAGTGCCTCCTGTAATTGTTGCACCCACGCTTGGGAGAGTTGTGTGAAGAACTAATAAGTAATGACTGCCCCCTGTGTTGTTAATATCTGTTTTAGTACCCAAAGCCACAGGTACCGAACCTCCACCAGTAAGGTCAGCAACAGAGTGTGAATACTCATCTGCGTACTGTCTTGCAAACACTGTCACAAACCCTGGTTCATAAGCTGAATTAGCAGTACCAATTAGAGTTCCCGCTCTTTTAACTTGAATAAGAACGTCAATTGCTCCTCTGTCCCAATTAGTTAGGGTTGACCACTCTGCAATACGAGAGCCATCTTGGAAGATATAAACCTGTGGACTTGGAGAGGTTGCCAAGGTACCAATTGTGTAAAGGTTAGTATACAGTTCTTCTCCTGTAGTTGATGCCGCAAGTAAATCATCTCCTCCACCTGTTCCCGCACCATTATCCAAATCAAGAGCAGTTGAATCGTTAGCAAAAGTATCACCCGTATCATCTACTCTTACCCACCACCATCTCAAAGTATTATTGTAACCAAGCAAAGTTCCTGTATCGGAAGGTGTACCACCAGCATATCCAACTTCTCTACCAATATCTCCTGCTACCGCATTTACATAAGTAGCAGAATCAAACTTTAGAAGCCTAATACCATCGTTATAAATAGCGGCATCATAACCAACAGTATCAATAGAACCACCGCCAAGATACTTTTGAGCATAACTTTGAGGAGAAATATCAAGCCACCAACCATTAATCATTCTGTATGCGTTAGGGGTCTGTGCTGACATTGGAACAAGGTCATCCATTCCACCAAGGTCGTCTAAAGCCTGAAGAACCGCTGTGTAAAGAGCTTTGACCGTATAAACAGTAGTACCAGATATATGTTCTATCTTACGAACATCGTAATTAATTTTGAAGTCATCTAAAATTGCCATATTTTAATTATTTACCCTCTAATTCCTTAATCTCTTTTTCAAGAATTTTAATCAAACTTTCAATTTGTTTTTTTTCTTTATTTTTTAACTTTTTATCCAAAAGAGATTTTTCAAGTGCCTTTATGTGCTTCTCCCTGGTTCCAACAGCATTTTTTATACTCATAGCAGTAATTAAATAAATACTATTCTACCAAAAAACCAATTGTCAAGAGGAGGGTTGTATTAACTTATGATTGTGTCCTGTATTAAAACAGCCGTTACGCTTATATTTCCATCAATCGTTGCTGTAGTTTTATATGGAAAATATTTAGTTGTCCCTGTTGAAAGCCTTACTCTAATATCTACATCCATCTCACCGCCATAGTTATAACTTTCAGAAGCAATCCCTGACGCATTTGTTTCTTCATTCATTAAAGGAACGGTTGCGGTATCTCCTGTCGCATAAGTCTTTGCTAATTTATGTATGGCATAATTTTTACTTGCCCAAGAAGCGTCCTCAGAAAGAGGGGTAGTTGTTATTAAATTAGTAGCCTTTGATACAACTATTGCCCAATTATAAGGGCTGTCGGTATTGTAAATTGTATCTCCCTCCACAATATCCAAAGCCTCAACCCCCGTATCAACTATTGTGGTTGAAGTCCCGCCACCTTCATCCGTTCCCGTAATAGCTGTTTTTAATGTAAAGGTACTACCGCTCTTTGCTAAATACCTATATGTCTGCTCTGTTTTACCAGCATTATCTTTTACTACCAACCAACCAGCAGTAGGATTATCGCCCTCTATTGTTTGAGTAATATCAAAAGTTAAATCTCCCCTTACGTTATTTGTTGCATGAGAAGAATAAGGATTAGCAGGGTGTCCATATTCCGTTGTTTCCGAAGCTGATTTCTGAATATAAACCTGCGCTCCTTGAATTACCACATTGTTCTCATCTTTAACGGTAACTGTTAAAGTTTTAGAGCTAACTATATTAGTAACTGAACTTGCCCCAGTATTCTTTACCGATATAGTTCCAACCCCCG